TGGTGACTCTATCACAGACGAAGAAATGCTATCTATGGATGAACAGGTTTTAGCAAATAGATTACTATTACAGAAACGTAAAAGTGTAACAGACAAATTCAATGCGTTAGAGCAAAAAAGTATTGCTGATGATGCAGAAAAATGGAGAACAATTGAAGAAGTGCTACTTAATGACTTTAAAGAAATAATGAGTAAAGATATTGCTCATTTTCCTACAAAATTAGAACTAAAAGAGGCTGATATGCCTTTTACGTTAGTAGTAAGCCCGACTGACTTTCATTGGGGTAAATATGGATGGGAAGATGAAGTAGGAGAAACTTACGACTTTCAAGAGGCAAAAAAGAGATTACTAGAAAAAACCGAAGAAGTAGTGGGTATGTTAAATGGTAGACCCGAAAAAATTATTGTAGCGACAGGTAGTGATTGGTTTCACATAGATAATGACTTAGGTACTACAACAAAAGGAACACCACAAGATATGTGTGGTTCACCTGCTGAAATATTTATGACAGGTTGTAAACTTGCTAGAGAGCATATTGACTTGCTTTCCCAAGTTGCCCCTGTAGAAGTTGTGTTTATGCCAGGAAATCATGATAGATTTGCGGCTTATGCCCTTATGATGTATTTATCTGCGGTTTATGAAGATTACGAAGATATAGATGTTATAGTAAGTCCACAAGTTAGACAGTATATTCAGTATGGTAACAGTTTACTAGGGTTTACTCATGGTGATACTGCAAGAGGTTATCAGTTACCTGCACTTATGTCAAACGAGGCAAAAAAGATGTGGGGAGAAACATCGCATCATATTTGGTTTCATGGTCATCTTCATCATCAAAAATTAACAGAAAAAGATGGTGCTATAGTATTACAGTTACCTAGCCTAGCAGGTCATGACCGTTATCACTATAAAAAAGGTTTTACTATGAGTAAAGCAGGTTTAGCGGCATATGTAATCTGTAAAGAACGTGGGTTAGTAGCAAATTATTTTGCACCAGTTAATCATGGTGATAACTAATGAGTCAGAAAATACAGTGGGAAACAGTCAAATGTAGTTCTTGTGGTTGGTTTGCCAACAGAATGTTAAGAGTAAAGGCACTTACTAGGGTTTGTCCTCACTGTAAAGAGAAAAAATTGGGGCCAGCGTAAATGGATGTTAGTAATGCTTTTAATATGGAACGCTCTAAAAGAGATGCAAAGTTTTTCTACAAGTGGCTTGGTTATACCTGGGGCGACCATATTGGCGAATGGATGCAAATGTACGGTGAAAGAAAAGGTGCAGAGGTTCACAGGACTTGTATTATTGCCCCACGTGACCACAGTAAATCAACAACACTTAGAGTAAAGTTATTACATCAGTGTTTATTTGACACATGGAGAAATAAACCGTTTACAGTGTGGTTGTTTTCAGCAAGCAAAGATTTAGCGGCTAGACGTATTGAAGAAATAAGAGAAGACTTAAAACGACATCCACAGTTATCTAGGTACTTAGATACTAAACGTGGTACTAAATTAGAGTTAAGACTTACTAATGGTGCTTGGATAAGAGGTACAGGTGTAGGTGCGGCTATTCGTGGTGAGCATCCCGCCTGTATTGCTATGGATGATGTTCTTGATGATATGGGTGATATGTCGTGGGAAAATGTTCGACATTGGTTTAGAAAGAAAATAACACCTATGTTATCTCCTCAGACCAGTTTATATGTAGTAGGAACGCCTATGTCTATGAATGACTTATACCATACTGAAATGTTAGATAACCCTGTTTGGAAATCGGGGGTATGGTCGGCATTTAAAAATTGGGATGAATACAAGTCAGACCCCGATAATGTTGCTCTTGATACATTGTGGCCCGAATATCGTAGTAAAGCGTTTTTGTTAGAGCAAAAACAGGCTATGGGTGAGTTAGCATTTGTTCAAGAATACTTATGTCGTGTAGTAGATGATGAGGCCGCAGTTTACAAAAGAGAACTTACTCGTAAGAATTTAGACATGGACTCTGTTTTAGAGAATGAAAAACTACATGATGGTAAGTATGCCATAGGTTTTGACCCTTCTCATGGTGTAGGTAAAGATTATTCGGTTATGGTTTGTCTAAGACAAGCAGATAATGGTGATATTCATTTTGTCAATATGTGGCGTAGAAATGACTTTCCACCCGATAAGCAAGCAGATATGGTAGGTGATTGGAGTAAAAGATATAAAATGCCAGCATTTGCTGTTGAAGATGCGGGTTTTCAAAGAATGTACGAAAGTTTGTTGGCTAACAAAAAAATAGTGATTGACTATAAACCTAGTAAGGTAAGTAACAAATCATTGAAACAAGGTATTCTTAACAGATTAAGGGTATGGTTTGAAAGAGGTAAAGTAGTATTTCCTTTTGGTGACGACTCTACACGTAAAGTAGTAAACATTATTTTATCAGAATTAGAATGTCACGTATGGAAAGAAGGTGATATTGTGGATGTTGGAAGACATAATGATACAGTTATGGCACTTGCACACGCAGTTGACCAATTTTCTATACCCGAAGGCAAATCTCCTGTAGTATTTACTACCGTTGAAGGTAGTGAGTGGATGGGTAAAAAAAGAAACTTTAATAACTATAAAACTAATCGAGGTATAGGTGGAAGAATTGCACGAATGGGTGGAAGGAGAAGATAGTATGAATTTTGTAGAAATCGCATATGAAATGTGGGAAGATGCAGAATTATTTTGTGACGACATAGAAAACTGCTCATGGGAAGAATTATTCAAACATTTTCCTTGGCCTGGTGATTTAACCTTCTTAACCTATCAAAGTCCTTACGATGACACACCCGAAATGGAATGGGTAGTGTTATGTTTATTTACTGACGCAAGACAAGAGGGAATAAAAGAAATTTGGGATATTGCTACAGGTAGAACTCCTGGCGATGCAGTAGCCAAATCTGCTATATTTCTAATGCAAAACTCATAAGTGTGATAACATGAAACAAAACCATGTTATGATGCTATGGGATTTCACACATGATGATAATTCCTTTATTACAATAGAAAAGAAAGGCTATCCTAAATTATTTGATGATGCTACATTTATTGTTATGTGGGACGACCAAACACATATTCCTCTTGGTTATTGTTGTTATAAGGATATGGGTAGTTATTTGCTAGTAGGTAATGTGTATGTTCATCCCTTACATCGAGGTAAAGGGTTGTTTACATCTTTACGTGGTTTTAGATGCAAGATAATAAAATCGCTAAAGAAACCTACTATTGGAATCATGCAACCGTTAGAGGGTGTTGACGCATCTCATTTGATTCAGCACATAACAAAAACAGATGCAGATATAATTAGGTCATATGAAGATGTAAAAGATATGATTACTAAAGATGAGTATAATTCTATCAACAGTCACATGCTAGTAAGATATAGGGAGGAGTTTTATGCCTAGACAAGATACTAGAATTAGAGCAAAAAATGATACTCGTCCTGTCGCTAATGTTAGAAATGGCAACCAAATTATAAGTTCGGGTAGTAGTGGCGTTAGTAAATATCGTAGGGCTAGACGAAAGTGTAACAACTGCGGCATCGAAAAAGTAACAAGTAACAATAGTTGTAAGCAAAAGGTAAATGATGTGATAATTTACTGCGGTACGATGAGAGTAATGGACAAAAGAGTTGTGTCAAAAAAATTGGGAAAAATTTTTTGAGGGGGTTAGCAGTACTGCCGCACCGAGTACTTTTTATTTTTGGCAGATTTTGAGGTGTAGGTTGCAGAATATACATATGTATGAACTACCCTAAAAGGCCGAGTTTCATACTTTAAACGCTCACAGCCGCACAAGTTTAGGGGCTGGGCGGCATACCTACCACCGACCCCCCAAACAGGGCCGTATATCGCTTTATATTGAGTTTTTTTATTCATCACCTCCTTGAACCCAATATATTTTGATTTTTTATTCATTTTCTCACCGATTTCAATTAATTTGAATTAATCGTTGCATCTGCATAAATTACAATAATCTTCTTTACAAGAGCAATTGATATGTTCAATATCATAATCGTGGTTAATTACTGCTTTAATTTTTTCACCATTATTAGCCTCAATTATAGATTTCAAATAATAATCAATAAATTTAACTTCAACATAAGTGTATATTTGATAATTTGTAATTATAGTAGCCATATTTATCTCACCCCCTTTCTTGGCTTTTTGTCTATTCCTAGAGCCTTATTCATGTCCTCTACTGTTTCTATGTCTGTGTGTCCTAATGCGGCCAAATGAGCCACAATATGAGCAGGGAGTACAGCAGGTTTGATTAATTGTTGTTTTACTGCTTTAGGTGCATCTATCCAAGTCATTTTGAATGAGTTGAACTGTTTCTTATTTCCAACCTTACCCCAAGTTGATAATTTAGGACATTTACCTTTATGAATAATATTTTCACCTTTGGAATTTTTACATAATCGGCATGGTTTATTTTTTGTTGATTTTACTTTTTTAGTTGTGCAATTATCACAAGAATTTAACCTTGTTAATTTCAATGGGTTTCTTTGTTTTAATCCACAATTTCTGCATGTTATTTTTGACATTTTTTTCAACTCCTAATTTGTATTATTTTCATACTATTTCATTATACAATTAATCTCTTGGGATTACCCCTCTAACATCATGGAATATAGCCCATCCTAGTACATAGGCGGACTCAGATGCAAACGTTTCATAAACTACAGGAATAATGCGTCCTAGACTTGATTTTCTTGCTTTACCATCAACTTGAAGTTTTAACTCTACATATGCCCCTCTGAATGCTGTAGCGGTTTGTTTTGCATAGTAATCAAAGTTTGACCTTCGGTTCATGATTTTGCCAACTCTCCAATGTAGATACTCGGGGTATCCTTTAGAGTTATTTTGTCTACCTGCTAATACTAAACCTTGATTTTGTTCAACCATTGGAAGGCATACAGTAGTAAGGTATTTTTCATCATTCCATATCTTAGGAAGTGGGCTTTTGTTGAACTCTGTAGGACATACCGATATACTGTTAATATCCATAGTTCTTAGGCCACCTTTGATATGCTTGTATGAGAAGAAGCACTCAAGATTTTTACGGCCTACATTGTGGTTTAAATGAGCCTTCTCATATCTTGTTGCATGGTTATCATTTAGTGTCTTATATTCTCCATTTCTATCAACATAAGTTAAGGATACTAGAGGCACAGATTCGCCAACTTTTAGACCTGCTCTAATCATCATTTCTTTTGTTATTCCATTGTCTAGCATATCATCAATTGAGAAGGATTCTAAGCCTAGATTTTCCCATAGTAATTTTGATTCTTCATTCTTGGTGATTTTGAATTGAATTAACCTCTTAACTCTATCAATATTTTTTCCACCAATTTTAACCCCATTTTCTCGACACCATTTTTTCAATAATGTTGTTGATACTGTTGAGCGTTTCCCTGCTCTTAGAATCTTGGCTATGTCTTTCAATTGTGTTATACTCACTTCATCAAGTTCCCTTGATATAATGCTCTCGTTGTTATCTATCTTCGATACCATTACATGGTATCTGACAGGCCACCGTATATATAATTAATTCATATATGATACATATTTTCATGATTTTTGTTAGTTTTTGAGGTCGCCATATCTCCGATACTACACAACTTTAGGTTGTATAGTGACTATATTTTTTATCATTTTTTTAGATATTTTTTGTATTATTTTTAGGTATGCCTAATTTTTTTTAATAATTATTAATAATAGTTAAGACTATAAACTCCCATCTCATAGATAGAGGAAGGCGGGCAATTTTTGACCGACTCAAAAATAGTATAATTTTTACTAAAAATATCACTAACAGGCTCGCAGTACAGCGTTTAGTACGTACTAAAAAAAATAACAAAATTTTTTATACACAAAGACTATATACCCCCATATTTTAGCAACAACCCCCGCACTATTTTTTGCCGAGCCGATAATAAATTAAAATGTTATTTTTTAATTGCAGGTGTAAAAATTACACCGAAAAAAACCCCCAAAAAACCCAAAAAAAGCACTTTTTAGACCCCTTATTTTTAGGCGTGCCTAAATGTAGAGCAGTACAACGTTTAGTACGTACCTCAATGTCATTGGCAGATTTGGTGTGTAAGTAAGGAAAAGGTCGGTAAGTGCGTACTAAACGCTATACTGAAAGGCCGTAGATTTGTACGTACAAAAATAACATTTTTTTTCTAGTACGTACCCGAAAAAATCTTAATCATTCAAAAAAACCTCACTCGAATATCATGGGTAAGGTTTAGTACGTACTA